TGGTGAGGCCCTTCTAATTCGTAATGATTTTACCATTGTCCCATCGGTGAATAATGTTTATTTGCAATTCCGGTACAATCTCGGCACTGGTGGTGGTGCCTACTCACTGGACCGCCAGTTGGGTTCTATGAGTAATGGCGCTGGTATTAGTTACCGTCACGTGTTCGAAACCTATATTTACATGGGGGATTCCAACACCAGGGACAATCCTGGGGTATTGCAAGTTAACGTTAGTGAGGCCAGTACGTTCACTAATGCCGGGAGCGTTATCCACTTATTTAGGGAGAATCGCTAAGTGAGTATTTCAATCTATAAACAAACTGATGCCGACTTTGTTTTCATCGAGCATGGGGCAGTTGGTACGTGGCCCTATCACTGTTTGCAAGCCATAGGCAATGGTGACGGCACGGTGAGCATCAACAACGTTGCTAAGACTAGGGCTGATGATACTAACTATTTGGAAATAGCAAACGTTGCTTTTGCTGATTACATTGACGAATCCGGCGACGCTTGGGGTGCTTCTGAGGTTTTGACTGTTAACAATCTCAACAACATGTTCGCTAGTCAGTCTGGCGGTGGTGGGGTCGCTCCGGTGTACACTTCCGCTACTGCGGTGACTGTTGCTGATACTGATGTTGTTAACTATTTTGCTGACGCCACCGGTGGCGTTGGTTGGGAGTGGGGGACCCTTCCCGCTGGCCTTTCGGTTAGCTCAAGCAATCCTCGGAACCTGCTCGGTGTGTTTGATGACGGCACTGGCTCTAGTCCATATTCGGTTGATGTCACGGCCACAAATTATTTCGGGTCCACTACGACATCCGTAACCTTTACGGTTACCGCAACTTTCGCTAATACCAAGTCTGTAAAGTTGAAGAATAACGACTATCTCAGTGCAACGGCTAATTCATCTAACCCTCTTTATAGGGCTGCCAATGGTGCCGGGGCGGGCGATGCGTGGACGATTTCTTCTTGGTTTAAGCCACCTACCAGCAACAATAACGAGCAGTCCCTGCTTTACTTTGGTGGTGATTCCGAGTCTAGCGAGGGTGGTGTGTGGGTCTATTACCGGGGTTCAGACGACCACTTAAGGCTTAGGTATGGTTCGTCGGATGAACACCTACTCTTAGAAACTCCCGACGATAGCTTAACTCCCGGCTCGTGGTCCCATATATTCGTCACGTATGACGGTGGGACGACTGGCAGAGACTCTGGGGATTTGGCTGACTATTATGGCCGTTTTGAGATATGGATTGATGGCGTTTCCCAGACGTTGACCAAGAGCCACGACAACAATGGTTGTGATAGTGAGATCGTTGCTGACGTGTTCCGCATAGGCGAGTACGGCAATTCCTCTAAGCATATGCGTGACGGGTATGTTGATGAACTCGCAATATGGGAAGGCGATGAAACCGCAAACGTAGCCGCTATATATAACTCGGGTTCTACACACGACTTGTCGCTACTCGGTAGCGCACCCGACCATTGGTGGCGCATGGGTGACGGAGACACTTACCCAACGTTAACTGATAACGTTGGTTCGCTTAACTTCACTATGAACAATATGTCGGCTTCCGAGATAGTGACTGACGCACCTTAGGGGGTTCAGTGGACCAGTGGCAGACCAAAGGCCCGCAAGTGTGCGCATGGATTGAGTCCATGCTTGTGCACGGTGAGGGTGATGTTTATGGGCAACCGTTCCGGTTGCGTGCGGACCAGCGCTTATTTATTTATCGTTGGTATGAGCACGAGAACTCGGGTCGTTGGAGGTACGACCGTGCGTACCTTCAACAGCCCAAGGGTGCCGGTAAGACGGAGTTGGGTGCTGCACTTGGCTTGGCTGAGTTCTGCGGCCCTGCTGCACCGGCCGGGACTCCGAATATTCCGGTTGGTGCTGCTAGTTTCGAGCAGGCTAATCTGTTGTATTCTCGTGCACGGCAGATGTGTACGCATGAGGCCAGTCCGTTGGCTCCTCATATCGAGGCTTACGATACTGAACTGATGTTCCGTGACGGTCGTCCGGGGAGAATGTATCGGGTCGCTGCGGAGGCTGGGACCCAAGACGGTGGTTTGCCTACGTTGTTCCTGGCAGACGAAGTGCACGAGTGGACCGGTAAGAAAGCTCGGGTGCATCTCGTTATCAGCAACGGTTTGACTAAGCGGACTCCGCCGGGGCGGAACCTCAACCTCTCCACTCCCGGTTCGTATAACACGATCAACGATACCCCTGCGGGGCTGTTGCATCAAAAGGGGTTGAAGATCGAGTCTGGTGAGGATGAGGCGGGGCGGTACCTGTTTAGCTGGACTCACGCTGATCCTTCCGACTATGACCTTTCGGATCCGGTAGAGCTGGAGGAAGCGACGAGGGTTGCTAATCCTTCCGCTTCTGATGATCGAATTGAAGCCTTGGTGGACCGATATGCGGAGATTCCGGAACACGAATATGCCCGGTACCATTTGGCGAACTGGTTGTCTTCTACAGACCGATGGTTGCCCGCTGGCTTGTGGGATGCGCTGCCGACTCAAACCCTCTCCGGGGGCGAGGATATCGTCCTTGGCTTCGACGGGTCCTATTCGGGCGATTCGACTGCTCTTGTTGCTTGCAGCGTTGAAGACCCTTGTCTGGTACTGCTTGGCCTTTGGGAGCGTCCAGAGGACGCTAGGCAAGGTTGGGTTGTACCACGGGAAGCAGTGTCAAAAGCTGTTGCTGACGCTTTCCAACGCTTTAACGTCAGAGTGATGGCTTGCGATCCCCCTGGCTGGCATCGTGAAATTGATGAGTGGGCAGACACCTACGGTGAGACTGTCGTAATTCATTGGGCTACGAACGTGCGTAAGCGTATGGCAGAAGCTTGTTCTCGGTTCTTTACATCAGTTTCCTTGGGTGAGATTGCGCACGACCACGACCCGTCGCTGTCTAGACATCTTGACAATTGCGTAACGAAAGATACCCCGCAAGGGACGCTGATCGTTAAGGATGTCACGTCGAAGAAGATTGATGCGGCGGTGGCCGCTGTTGTGGCCTACAACGAAGCTTGTGTGGTTGGCGATGAACCGCCCGAACCGCAGCTAAATATATCTTTCCTTTAGGAGTTAGTTCTTGTGTCTATTCTTGTAGCGGTACTAGTTGGGATGGGGGTGTCGGCTGTTGTGGCCGGTGTTGCCCTGATTCATCCCCCTAGCGCTTTCATTGTCGCTGGTGCGTTCTTGATAGGTGCTGGTGCTTTGAACGTCGATGACGGGTCGGGTGTCCAATGAAACTAGGTAAGCGGTTGGTGAGTAGGTATTCCCTGACTCAGTACGTGCAGGACGTTGGTGCGACCTTTAACGGTAACCCCTTGGGCGCATACCAGACCTATGACACGAACGGTATTGGGATTGAACCTCCCCGCATGGACTACGACCGTAACGTGGCGATGTGGCAAAGTGATCCCATTGTGTACACTGTCGTCCAGACTCGGTTGCTGGCGTTCTCCGAAGTGTATTTCCAGTGGTTAGGTATCCAGTCTGACGGCCAGCCGGGGAAGCTGTTTGGCACCAAGGAGTTAGATATTCTCGAAACTCCGTGGATCAACGGGACCACCGGCGATCTGTTGGCGTGGATGGAATTGGACGCATCCTTCGCCGGTAACGCCTATATCTGGAGGGACGGGGACCGACTGCAACGTTTGCGCCCTGACCTTGTAGATATCCTGATTGGTGACTCTTCGGGGAATCAGGTTCCCTCAACCGCTCTTGGCGCTGAGGTGGCTGGGTATGTCTACTACCCTGACGGTAGGGACAACGGTCTTGGCGGCAAGAACGATGGTGTTCTGCTGGCTCCGGGCGAGGTTGCGCACTATGCGCCTATTCCGGATCCGAACGCTTACGCTCGTGGCATGTCGTGGCTACAGCCGGTCATACGGGAAGTGTCAGCCGATCAACTAATGGTGGAACATCGGAACAACTTTTTCCAAAACGCTGCCACTCCGAACATGATCGTTAAGACCGGTCAGAACCTCACGGAAGAGCAGCGGAACCTTTTTGAACGGCGGATGTCCGCCAAACATGAGGGGTCACGGAACGCCTATAAGACGATGCTCCTTGAGGGTGGCGCTGACGCTACTGTTGTGGGTTCTGATCTTTCTACCGCTTTCGTTTCTGTGCAGTCCGCTGGGGAAAACCGCATAACGTCTGCAGCTGGTGTGCCCGGTATCATCGCTGGTCTTAAAGCTGGCTTGGACGCTGCGACCTATAGCAACTATGGGCAGGCACGTAGGCGGTTCTTGGACCTTACGGTCCGGCCGTTGTGGCGCATGGCGGCGGGTGCTCTCGCTACGCTCGTCAAGTCTCCCTCGGATGCTCGCCTTTGGTACGACGATCGGTACGTGGCTGCACTGCAGGAGGATGCGCAAGACGCTGCGAACATAGCCCAGACTAAGGCGACGACCGTTAGTACGTTGGTGAACGCTGGTTTCGATCCTGATGCTGCAGCCCAAGCTGCCAGCACGGGTCTTATTAACACGGTGGTTGGGCATCACTCGGGGCTTACCTCGGTCCAGTTGGTCGGTCCGGACGACGGTCAACCGGTTGCGGACAGTTCCGAACCGGAGGCTCGAGCCGCTGACGAGGCGGATCCGATAGCGGAAGCCCGCCAACGTGCTGAGGTCATTCAAAAAGTTTACCTAGGGGTAGGTGCTGCGGTCACCACCGAGGAAGCAAGGCTGTTGTTGGCAGAGGCTGGTATAGAGCTGTTGCCGGACGGTCTGCAGGAATTGGAGGGCGAACCGGCAGAAGATCCGGTCCTGCCCGTTGTTGATGTCGAAACGACCGAAACGGTCGAGATAGTAGAGGAAGAGGGCTCTAATGATAACGAGGACCTTTGATCTTTCAGATTTGACGGTTCGTTCCGAGGGTGACGGTAGGACTATCGTGGCATACGCTGCGGTCTTCAACACTCCTGCGGAGATCCGTGACCACGACGGTCACTACAACGAGACTATTGACCCGACTGCGTTTAACCGGACGCTCGCTGATAATAAGCCGGGCACGTTTCGTGCGTTGTTCAATCACGGGATGAGTTTGCACGGTACCCCTTCGGATCGTTTCTCGATGCCGTATGGGGTTGTGCAGGACGCCAAGGTGGACGCCTATGGCCTTCTGACCACGACGAGAGCTTCCGAGACTGATCTTGGTGACGAGGTTTTGCAGTTGGCTAAGGACGGTGCACTGCAAGGGTTTTCGTTTAGCGCTCAGTCGATCAAGTCCGAGCGTAGGGACCCTATGCCCGGTGCTGGCATCGACACCATCCACCGTCAAGAGTTCGCATTGAACGAGTTCGGTCCGGCCGTATTCCCGGCCTACAGAGAGGCTGAACTAGTAGGAGTGAGATCTAACCCTGCCACCCAAGATGGCGAGCAGGATAGAAACACTGACCCGTTGGTTGATCCCCAGCATTCGGTGTTGGCAATGACAGACACAGAGCTAGCCCAATACCGGGCACTGCTCGTCATCAAAGGAATTGATAAACAATGAGTATCGAAAAGATTGTGGCTCGTATGGCCACTCTTCGGGATGAGATGTTGACGTTGGCTGAGATGCCCGCCGATGAGCTCTCCGAAGAACAAGCAGAGACTCTTAGGGCTGGCGTTGCTGACCTTGAAGAGCTCGAAACCCAGCGTGTTGAAGCCCAAGAGAAGGTTGACCAGATTGCACGGCTCAAGTCGTTTGATCTTTCCCCCTCGAAGGTTGAGACTGTTGATCGTGCGACTGGTGTCACTGTTGACGCTGATAGCACTAGCAATCCTTGGGATGCTGCTGCGGTAACCCGTGCAGCTGCGGAGGGTAACGTTGCGGAACTGCACTCACGTGCGTTGTCCGCTGCTGAAACCACTCCGGGTGCCGATGACGGTGCACGTGAAGGACTCACCCAACGTTTGGGTGAACTTGACGGCAACGGTCAGCTCTCCCGTTTGGTTCTTGCTACCACTTCACCAGCGTACAAACGTGCGTTTGCGAAGCTTGCTAAGCAAGAACAACACACTATGACCACTGAGGAAGCTGCTGCGGTTCAGACCGTTCGTGGTATGTCGGTTGGTACTGGTGCGGACGGTGGCGACCTTGTTATCCCTACCGATCTCGAGCCTGGCATTCGACTGTCTTCGGACGGTAATGCTGACCCGATTTCGGCTGGTGCGACCAAGGTCACCACTATGAGCAA